TTTATAAATGACTCCGCCTCAGATATTCCCTCTTCCTTGAATTCGTAGTTAAATGTTATAATCGCCCCAACAGAGATTCCGATTGTCGCCCCGATGGCTGCTCCGCCAAGACCACCTAAGAAGGTTAATCCCAAAAGCGCTCCTACCCCCGCTAAGCCTAAAAAGCTGATAACAATTTTCTTCCAATCTTCTAAGTCTAAGCCCTCCTGTAATGTCTCGAACATCTCTAGCGCAAAAAAGATTGATACTCCTATCACTAATCCTTTTCCGAATATACCAGCGAAGCCACCCTTGATTGCTCCAGCAACGGCAGGGAACATTTTATCAAGAGCTTGTGTCGCAAGACCGAGTTGAGCAAATGCGAATAGACCAGTACCGGTCACCAAGAGACCTAATGTAATACCGGCTGCAAGTTTCTGGTTATTTTCAATCCAGCCAGAAACAGCGTTGAGCATATCCATCAGGAACGGCATTGATTTCACCATCTCACCGATTGCATTCCCCAGGCTGAACTTTAGGAACTCGTAACTTGCTGACAATTTAGTGACCGACCTTCCTGCATCGGTCTGACCTTCTGTAACCTTCATAAAGAATTTTGTTGTTCCGACGGTCAATCCCTTGAACGTCCTCATTAGCTGCATCCCGAAAAACATAACTCCCAAAAATTCCATTTTGAAACGCCTTGTGTTTTTTTGAGCGTCGGCCATAGCTTTGCCAACACTCATTGTTTGGCCCGTAAGTTGGTTAACGGCTTCCCCAGTGTCGTTTATTTTTAGGTTCATGTTTCGGAACTCCTTTCCTACCTGGTTAGCCGATAGTCCAGATAGTTTAATCTCTTTAGAGAATTGGCTCATATTCTGGCCAACACGCTTCATTTGCCCAGATGCTTCGTCTATCACCCTTAGATTAATTACAATATCATTTGCTACCATCTTTTTTTGTTACCTTTTTTTCTTTGTTTTTCCATTTCTTTGTTTTCCATCTCAATATTCTTCAGGAGCTGTAGTGCCATTGGTATCGGCATATTCATTATGTCTGAATAAGACTGATTGCATCTACTCATTAAAACATAAAACAAGTTTCCAACTGCATTTGAGTGGGGCTTACTATTTAATTGCTGCTGAATCTCAAGCGGTCTTTGCATCTAATCCGTTGACCTCCACAATTGCTTTAGTAATATCATTGAAATGTTCGAAACCGATTTGATTGATTTCCTCGTCGGTTGCGTCTGGGACAGCATCCTTCAAAGTTCTCTTGACTATCTCTTTCATGGCGCCTGCTTTCTTGGATTCATCAGCTAGCTCCATAATCAAGTCAATGTCCTCTACGGTTCTCGGCTTGATTTCAAGTTCAATTCCTGCAATAGTGAAAGTCTTCGACTTACCTACGAGATTTGATAATTTGCTCATCCGAAAGTTAAAATCTCCTTTGATTTAGTTGGTGTCTTGAGGTCTTCGACCTCTTGAATTAACTGAGAAATAAGTGGAATCATGCTCTCGTACATTTGCTTTGTTTTCATAAGTTGAAAAATGGCGACGGGATAGGAGTTCCCACACTCCTTCTCCGCATAAGATTTAAAATCTTTTAATAAATAAATTGGTATCCCAGATACAGTAAAAGTAGTCTTTCTCTGTTCTGTGATTTTTTTTACATCCATATCAGTTATCAAAATTTATTTGCTGTTGTATATGCTCCTGCTGCAGTTAGTGCGCTTGATGTTAGTGAAACCTCTTTCTTAAAGTTTACACTACCGGCGTCATCTTCGAATGCAGTTTTGAAATTCATTGTCGCAGTCAAGTGTTCTCCTGCTGTCATTGATTTTTCTAAGCTAGTCATATTACAACCTGCATAAAATTCTCGATATGCTTCGGACGCAGTTGCGATTGCCTGAGTAGCTGCGGTAATCCCAGTCTCATCTGTCCATAGAATAGTGACCCTATAGTCAGAAACCGAACTAGATGTAATCGAAGCCGCTGTGTCCGATGCGCCGTGGAAAATCCAGTCGAAGTCTTGTAGACTTGTTGGAATCCCATCAAACCCAATCTCGAAATCGTCTCGTGTGGTTTGTCTCTTAATCTTTCCGCCAAATGTTTCCATTGACTCAATATCGAAACCACCACCAGCGATATTCATAGTGTTTGTTTTCGCTCGAAGCTGAACTTCTGAGCCACCAGCAACGCTCACGCTAACGAATGCTTTATCGTACCATGCCTTGTTGTTTGTTAATGCCATTATTTCCTCCAAAATTTTCTTCTCTTATGCCTCTGCAATCAGACGCTCAATTCGTATCCTCAATTTATCATTTAAATCCCGCCTCATCTTTCTACTGGTCTTCTTCATAAAACCAACATTTAGGGAAGGATTTCTAGGCCTGAAGGGTACTCGTTTTCCCCCTGGGCCTTTCATTGTCATGTTACCAAAATTGCCTTCGTCAAACGCCACGTTAAGTGGGAAGCCGTCGTTTGTTGGGTTACTCGCCACTACCCATACATTATTCGATTGAGGAAACGCTATAATCTTACTTTGTAGTTCTCCAGAGAAAACAGGTGCTCTGCTTCGAGCGAATTGCAACCCGTCCATGCCTACTTCTCTTAGTGTTCTGGTAATCTCACCCTTCATTTGACGGTTAGTCCGCCCCAATTTTTTCATTAGATTCTCAATTCCGGTCACTTGTAGCTGTATTAATCCTGCCATTATATTCTCACCTTCATCATAAATCCAACAGCCCTATTGTGAATTTTACGTCCGTTCTCATCCATGTTCCAATTAAAATCAGAACTAGCAATCTCCCTGGCCTTGAATTCTGTTAGCTTTGTTTCGTCTTTAAAATTTGCATGGATTAGGTCTGCCATTGTATCTATCTCAGTTGCCTGGTCTGAATAAATTGTCATAAGTACCGAAAACTCTTTCTCTGAAGTAGTCGCGTCGAAGGTCTTCATGTCTTCGGAAAGAGATACCTGAAGAATAATAAATGGGTACCCATTGAACCCCTTATCGTTAACGTGAGGCATTGATGCGTGGATGTAATTTGATTTGAACCTTAACCTCGGGTCAATCCCAGAAATAGACTCTATGAAAGTTTTAACTATGCTGTAGCTTTCTGCGAAAACATTACTATTTGTTAGTGCCATAACTTCGTTATATCCTCCCTATACTTTGGGATTTCAAAAGATTAGTTAACTCTGTTATTCTGTCGTCTAGCTCTGCGAGCCGCGTAGGGGAAAAGTTATCTTGTCCTTTGAATATTGCTTTGTAGATAGCGGAGTTAGTCATAGTCCGCATTGTGAGTAATGTTGCTAACTCTTGGGCCAAATAATATCCGCCCTCCGCCGTTGTGTAGCCATGAGTGTAAGTTACTTTTATTCTGTCTCTTCCGGAATAGGGAGGAAAATTATCAATGAACTGGAATCGACCCGCCTTCAGGTCATTTGCATTTGAGATGAAATCATTCCCCAAACCCTCTGTTGATGTTGAATAAGCTGGAGTGTCTGTTATGGAGCTAGCCGTGTTTACTTGCATTGTGGTGAATGCTATTACCGGATATTTCTCAGTGAAGTACTCATTTTCATTGTCTACCACGTCGATAAACTCCACTGTGCTTCCAGTGTCGAATGTTCGGCCAGTCATCTCTTCCATCTGACTCTCCGCAGAATTAATTAAACCTTGTACTTTTGAGTCTTCAATATCCGCATACCAATAGTCTGCTGTGATTGCATTGCCGGAGCCTCCTGTAAGCGCAGTGACCTCGCCTTTATCTAAATCGATTGTTCCTTCAGTGGTTGCTGTTCCGCCTGTGTAGATTGTAGTAGAGCCCGTGACAAGTTTGTCGTGCTCGAATTGAAATGTGGTAGTGGTCCCACCATCAGAAGTTCCTAGGGCTGCGCCCGTTACTTTCGTGAAAGCGTTCGAACCGAACTGCTTCCAAACATCTTGGGGTTCTATGTACTTTACCATTTCTATCTTCGATAGTTTACTTGCTTCGCTACTCCTTTAAAAAATAAAAGGAAAAAATAAAAAAATTTAGGATTAATCTGTGATGCCTCTAATCAAACAATAACTGTCAGCGTATTTGATGGCAAAAGCCATACGAGCAGTAGTTTGATAGCTATAGTGGTCAGTTGACAATGTGTAGTCCTGTTTCCAGATGAAATTCCTTCTCTGTCCCAGGATACCGAACATCTTACTAACACCCACAAGCGCATCCGAGCAAGCACCACTCAAAGCTGCAGTTGTACCGTATGTCAAATTAATTGGCACTTGGGTAGAACTCCTAACCTTTGTTCCGTAAAGAGTGTACATAGTACCCTCTCTTAGGAGCGGACTTCCGAATGTTTCTTGGTTCAGCATCGGCCTAGCATTTCCATCAGTCAATTGAATCAAGCTTCCGACAGTTCGAGGGTTCCAATAGGAAACATCTGGCTGGTCGTGCTTATCTTTCAAGACTTCAGTAATTGCTTTTGCTACATAGCTAAGTGCAATCGCACCGCCTGTAATCGTAGACCCAGTTCCGTCAGCAGCAGTAGCGTTAATGTTTCCACTTCCGTCCACGGCATTTGAGAAAGAACCTGTATACCTTAACCCATTAAAAGTTCCGCCTGTACCGTTGTAAATCTCGTTATCAATAGCGAGAGATACGTCAGTCCCCATTTGTTCTACCAAATGGTTAGCAATATCAACATTGTTATCTTCCAATAGTTCGGATGATACATGAGATAGAGCAGCGACTTTCTTAGCTGTTAAAGTAATCTGGCCGTAGCTTGGTCGAGCTTCTGTTATAGCAGCAGTCTCAGCAACCCAGTATGCAGTGGTCCCGTCTGTTACCTTAGGGATGTACCTTACGTCGGTACCCATCTGACGAACATCCATATCCTGAATAGTGACAGCTTTCTTATTCACAAAAGCAAGTAACCTGTTAGAATACTCTTTTGGAACAGTGAATCCACCAGCAGCGTTTGTACCTTCAACCAAGGCTTTCTTAATGTCTGCCATTAAAAATTCGAGAATAATGGTCTGCCCAGCCCGTCCTTAGTCATACATGCTAGCTCGCCCAATGACATACCGTCAAGCTTCTTTTTCAAAGCTACTTCTTCGGGTTCTTCATCGTCGACCAGTCCGCGTGACTTCTTCAGCTCATTTGCCAAAAGCGTAATTGCTTTCGCCATTTGAACATTAGCAGATTTCTCTGCCTCTTCGGGTTCAGCTGCTTCCTCTGCAGGCGCCTCGGCTGGCTCTTCTGCTGGGGTCTCAGCTTCTGGTGCGTCAGTTGGCTCTTCAGTAGTCTCTTCGACAGGTGTCTCAGTAGCTTCTGGAGTTGTCTCAACTTCTTCTTCCATTACTTCGTTCTCCAAATTTAGTTCGTCTTCCTTGTAGGCACCCGTTCCTGGCACATCGGCCAAGCCTAATGCTTTTATTAAAGAAAATGATTCCTCGTCTAACGACAAGTGTGCGTCTGGATATGCTCCGATTCCAACTACGCTTGTTTCAAATAAATTAATTTTTCTATATCTCTTTGGTTTCTTTGCCATTATTCTCCTTCCTCCGCTGGTGATACCTCTTCAACAGCTGCGCCAGCAATACTAAATGCTACAGGGATTCCCTCTTGCACATACTTCCAGAACAAGTCTGCATCTGGGTGAGCCTCGTTTAGCCTAACTACAGCTTTAAGCTTATCATCTTCCTGGTGCGCATCTACCCATACACCCATGATGCCTTTCCAACTATACTGTGAACTTGCTGCCTCCATTCCGTGGTCAGCAAAGAATGGAACCTTACCAGATTTAAATTGAACAATCATATCGTCGATAGCATGCTGAGTCATCATATCACCTTCCCTATCCTCTTTCAATCCAGAAACAGTAGCTTCTACGAATCTCTTATTGGCCTTGCCGGTTTCAGAAACGGTTTTATCTACAGCTACTTCCTCTTCCCAAGAATTAGAAATCAATGATTTAAATGTGAAGTTTTTCTGCTTGTTATATTGAGCCCGAGCAATTGCCCAAATCTCTTCTTCGGTGTATTTCTTTTTAGTACGAGGATTAATTTTACCTCTAAGATTTCTCGCTACCGCGTCGTGAATTTCATCTAGTTTCTTTGGCATCTTAGAAATGAGAGTTCAAACTTCTTTATAATTTTTAGGATTATTTTATTTAAATTAAATCAAGATTTTAGTGGCATTTCTCAGGTTGTTTATAGTGAATTCTCCGCCTTTCTTCACTCGGGATTTATATTTCCACTGGCCATCATGGAAGAACATAACGAATTCTGTTTCTGTTTCGTAATACAAAACATTAGCATTATCGAATGCACCCAGCCCGGCTTTCGCCTCAACAATCACAACAAACCTATCAAAGCTAACCTCGATAGCGTCCATTGATTTCACTTTGTTATCCATTTTCTCCTCGGGCTTCTTGCCCTCAATCCCTGCTTCTCTCTTTTTGTCTGCCGTCTCATTTATGGCTTTGTCGCTTCCGATTGCCTTTGGCATTGTTCCGGTTGGGACCTGTGGGTCCATACCTATCTTCTCTCTAGCTTCCTCTATTGTAACGGCTCCAATTTCTGAGAGGATTCTAATTACTTCAGCCTCCCTGATTTCATCAATCTTATAAGAGCGATTGAACTTTAGTGAGACATTGAAAGCATCCCACAATTCTCTGTTAAGTTGGTTTTCTAGGGATTTTTGATAGAATGAAATCTTCTTGTAATATCCGGATTCAACTTTACCCAACTCTGATGCTGAACCCTTGGCGTCGAATGTGAAATGGATTCTGTGTGCTGGCACTCCAAATGCCATTAGAACAATCTGTGTGAAGTGCTGGATTAGTTTTGCGAACTCCATGTCTTTGTTAAACTTGTTCAGCTGGTCATACTCAACATTCCCGGTCATAACCATGCTTTTGTACTTATCTGCCTTCTTCTTCAGCTCCTTCAATTCTTTCTTTAGTAGCTTGTAATTCCTATCGTTTGGGCTTGCGTCTGGGAGCATGAACATAAAGAATGGAATTCCATCGTTCTCAAAATATTTACCAGCGAATTCCTTCGCGAAAATTAATGTAGCAATATCGGATAGTAATGGCTCTAGTGGTGTGAATCCGTAGGGGCCTCCGCCGATGTTGTTGAAGGTTAAATGGATTACGTCCTCTGCTTTATAGACCCTCTCTGCTTGGCCGACTTTCTGTTGGTACGAAGTAACGTCGCCGGTATCATCAAAGTTGATTGTAACAGTTGACGCCTTTAGCAATTGAAGGTCTTTTGGCTTGTCGAACTTTGCCTGCTTAACCAACTCAACAACTGTGTTCTTCTTGTAGAATCCCTTTACATTAAGCGACTTTGCTACAGCTCGGCTCATTTTGCCCAGGATTGATTTGAGCTTATCAACGTCTATGCCAAGCTTCAAAATATAAGCATCTCCAGTAGTTAGTACCTCCCAAAGGGCGTCTGTTAATACTTTGAAAAATCTGGATTGCTTCTCGAACTCTTTTGCATCCTCGAGTGTTTTTGTTCCGCTTGACCTTGTTTGGCTTACATACTTCCAGCCGTCTGCCATAATGTCTTCGACTATTGCCGATATACACGCAACAGCCTCTGGAGATTTCTTAACCGTATCGTAGAGAGTCTTAACACTCGTGCCCAATTCGCTAGTAAAGAGGTTTTTGTCTATGCCCCATGTGGTAGCATGCGGGACATACTCATCTTCCAAACCACGGATTGAAGCAGATTTGCTTACTTTTGCACTATTCTTAGCCATTGTGAATCCAATACAGAAGGTTTTAAATAGTTGCCCTTCTTTTTATTTAAATGGTGAGGGTAGGTGATTATGATTATCCAGACGATGAGATGGACACTGTCAAGATTAATAAGTCGATTAGGGATGACATCAGGAAGTATTGTAAAAAGAACAAGCTCAACAGGGGGAAGTTGGTTGAGGAGTTTTATAAGACGATTATTCTAAGAGACAAAGATGGCAGCCTCGATGCGACGAGGGGATATGTCACAATGAACATTCTAAGAACGCCTATAGTCAAATCAATCAATTCCTCTAAATGAGACCTCGCCGTATTGATTTTGGGTGGCTTTGTTGGCTAAGGCTAGTGACATGACACAATCATCATTCTTTCCTGAGAAGAACTTTGGTCTCGTTGTTTGCCCGGCGCGCATGTCGACCTTCAGACCCATGTCGTTAAGTTCTCTCACTAGATGCTGTGTGAATCCATACGCTTCTGTTTCTTTTTTGTTCGGTAGTGAGATGTTTGTTCTCTCGAACTCTTGTCTCAAATCAAGTAGCATCTTCATTTTGTCGTCGTAGGTTATCTTTACAGCTGTTAAGTTTCCGTATTCCTTTTGTAAATCAATAGCTTGCTTCTCCCCTAGCCCTGTTGCGTCTATGAAACATTTCGTTGGCTTGAAGTCATCATATAATTTTTTTAGCTTTGTACGTTGTTCTTCGAATCCAGCTCTGAATCTGTACGCTTTGACTAAGTTTTTCCCGGTTGAACTGGCAGACAATACTGACATTACTGTGTAATCGCCTTTCGGCGAAAGAGCAACGTCGTAGCCTATGTAATATTTCTCCTCTTTTTTGCCGTATGGGAGGAAGTCTTCTTCGACTAATGATTTCCCAACAAGCTCGTATGGGAAAAGCGAGTTAGCAGAACTCATCGGTAGGAGCATATATTCCTGGGCGTAAGCCAACGCTCCCATTTCTCTCTTAATTAAAACAAGACTTTTTTGTGTGTCTGTGTCATGGGGGAGTGTTGTATATTTCTGTGGCCATAAGGCTTTGCCGTCTTGCTCGGCTGGGTACTCCTTGCACATGTAAACATCATTCTCTTTCAATTCTGCTAGAAGGTCTGCTGCTGACTTTGGTGTTCCGATGCCTATAACATTTCCTTTCTTTAGCTGAACTGTCCCCAGCACAGCAGTCCAAAAAATATCCTTCTCGTCATACTCCCCAATCTCGTCACACAAAACGTCGTCGGGATGGAACATACGAACACTCTCATTATACGGTTTGCAATAAAAGACTGACCCGTTTATTAGTTCTAATTCCGTTGCCTTCCATGTTGCCTCTCGGCTCTCTGGGATGAATTGTTTAAGTAGCTCGTTGTCTTGCAGAAATGACTTTACGATTTTCAGAACCCCCTTTGCCTGAGACTCCCTCTTTGATATGATTAATGTTTCTTTTGGAGATTGAAATATGGCTTTCCACAAATAATATGCGGCGAAGAAGAAAGTCTTCCCGCTTCCACGGAAGGCGATGATGCAAAGTCTGTTATGCTTCTCGGCGAGTGAGAGCCACTCTCTGTGATAATCTGCAATCTGAAAATCCAAAACGTTTTCTGCAAAGTATATGAAATCAATATAACACTTCGCTAAGAAATATTCAAGCTGATTTTCCCGGTATCCGCTCTTCTTTAATATGCTCTGAATTGTCCTCATTTTTCATTCTCAATTAGTTTAATCCATTTATCAGCTATAATATCCCAGTCGTAATTCAAAGCGAACTTTCTAGCCTCTTCGGATTTCTCCTTTAGTTTTCCAGCCTTCCAGTTTTTGTACTGAATCTCAAGCAGTCTAGCCATCTCCTTATCATCTGGGACGCAGTTCTCAATCCCGTTTGAGCCTATCTCAACCACCATTCTTCCGTATGAATCCTTCAGAACGGGGATTATTGTCCCATGGGTACCATTACCGGTTAATTCGTCACAGGAGGACGTCTGAGTCATCATAAGGGGCACTCCAGCTGATTGGCACTCTATTCCAGGCAAACCGAACCCTTCGCCGCCAGTGGCGTAGCAGAAGACATCCATTAGGTTGTAAATCTCATTCATTGAGGCGGGCTGGATTCTTTGCCTTGTTCCTGGATTGAGGTTAGTTTTGGTAGTTTGTATCTTCTTTAGTTTGATTATATCTGGGTCTTGTTCGGCCTCCGCCTTCGCGTTGAGCGCATCAAGCAACCAGCCCAAATGTTTCTTCATTGGTACAGAATCTGTGTGTAGGAGTAGCTTCACATCATCCCTTCCTTTACTAAAATTAGCAAATCCCTTTACGAGATAGGCCAGCATTTTTCTTCGTTGGTTTCTCCCAACAAATCCAGCTACAAACTTGTCTTTTAACCCATATTGTTTTTTTAATTCTTCTCTGGCTTCTATTGGTTTGAATTCTTTTGTATCAACTCCCAGCGAGATACACTCTACGTTTTCAACCCCATGGTTTCTCATGGAGATTGCGCTCCATTCCGACATTCCGACATTCACATCTGGCACTTCAAGAATCTTATTCCACACCAAATATTCCCAGGACTCATTATCTACCGGATTATATGCAATCCATCTTCCAGTCCAGCCGGACTTCCTAGCTTTAAAAATTGGGTCGATATATCCTCCCTGTAGCCCGATGTCGGCCATTGTGATTAAGATGTCTGGATTTATGTTCATAAGATTATCAAACAGAACGTCTGAGCCATAGTCATCACCCCCACGTGGTAACATAGTATAGCCTTCGGCGGTCTTGTGTGGGCGGTCCCAATTCTGCCAACCAACATGAAACAATTCCCAATCAGGTCGAGACTTCCTCCATCGGCTCAATAAATTATCCCAAGTTTGCCCATAGCCAGTTGAGGTTTTAGGGTTATCCCCGAACGTCAGAATCTTCATTAACCTCTTCCACCAATTTTTTTGCTGTTTTCTCCCAGGTATATTCTCTGGCAATCTCAGTCGCTCGGTTCATGGCATTATGCTTGAGAACGCTATAATCTTCATAAGCCTTTCTCATTTGTTTTTTTAGGGATTCTAAATTTGGCTGCGCCCACATGTTGCCTTCGCAATAAAATCTTGGGTCTGCTTGCTCAACTCCGTCTGATTCAATGAATAAAGTAGAGTTGTCATTGCAGAAATCCATGTGACCTGAGTTTCTGTCTTTCGTAACGATAACTGGCATGCCACACGCCTTTGCATTAAGGATGGTTAATCCGAAAGCCTCTCCTCTTGTCGGTGCCACAAAAACAGAACTCTTTTGATAATATTCAGCCAGGTCTGCTTCTGGTGCGTATTCTGAATTAAAAACAATATTCGGATTCGCTTCGCCAGCTATGTGTTTTATCCCAGCCATGTAGTGTTCAGGTGGTTGGGGGTCCCAGAAAGTACCAATCTTCAAGACCAACTTTACCGGCTCATCTTGTTTGAACTCTTCATGGAATGCTTTGATTAGCAAATCTGTTCCCTTCCTATCCTTCGGGAAACCGGTCCAAGAATTTACTGACAAAAATGTGAAGTCTCCCAATTGTTCTTCCTTCGGGAATTCTTTTGGTTTGTATATCTCGCTTACTCCGTATGGGACAACGACAATCGGCGCTCCGACGCCATTCCACCTAAATAAATTCTTAGTGGCCTTACTTGGCACAAAAACCTTCTTCATCTGGTTGAACTGATGTTCCCATCCTGGCGGCAACTTGGTTCCTTCGTGTAAGAAAAAGGCATAAGGGGTCCCAAACGCATCGTGGAAATAAGAAGGATAGTCTGCAAAAATTGTAACAGTTTCTGCGGTCTTAGCATTGATTGGTTTGTTCAGTTTTTCTAATCCTTCATTAAACTCCCAGCTGTCTCTCCATAAATCAGTAGTCTGGACTTTTTCTCCGAGTTTTAGAAGCGCCTTACAAATCTCTCGATTTGCCGTCGAGATACCAGTAGGATTAAACACGTTCCCTTTGATTACTATTTTTTTCTTATCCATTGAATCTTTCTATCAGTATTTGACAGCCCTCAGTTTTTGATTGAACCTTCTTCATCGTGTGCTGGAATATTTGTTTATCATCTATCCCCAAAGCCTCAAACACACTGTCTATTAAAAACTTTTCCCTATTGGCGACATCCTTCCTTTTTGGGGTTCCCTTTTTCGTGTACCAGTCTTCGAACACATAAACAGTAACTGCCAACTCTACTGGGGGCTCTCTTATTGGGTCTGCTGGTGTGTCGTCCACAATCTCCTTGATTCTTTTTCTTAATTCTTTCGCCTCCGGCTTGAGATATTTTCTGACACCGTGCTGGCCATAGAGATGGTTTATCGTCGGTGTTTTGAATGGTATTGTTATTATCATATTCTTAGTTTTTTATAATGTTTGCATTCTCTCCCCTCACATTGTCTTGGTCTGAGAGGGAATCCGGGGTGGCATGGGAAAGAGCAATATGGAACATAAGTTCCGATAGGGTCTTTCATCGGACTGTATCTTATCACCTTTTCAAGCTTGCCTCTTTTTCTCCGTGGGCCCATTACTTTATTTATCTTCCTCCCTATTTATATTTTTGTAAATTCCGTCTAGTTCGTGATAATCAACTGAATCAAACTTATTGAGGACGTCTGTGATTTGGAGTTGCTCTTCCTCGTCGGGGAGAGTTTTATCTATGCAGTCAAATAGGGTACTATCGAACATATATATTCCTAAACCTAGTAATGGTTCCAATACTTCAACATCTTTTGGCTTTTCAATAAAACTTCCGGAATCTTTATTAATTCCGTATGACTCCTTAATTAACGCTTTGTCTTCGACCTTCTGGACGCCTACCAAACAGCCACCAACTTGCTTGTGATGTTTTCTCATATCCGCTAATGAACCGTTGTAATAAATGTCTCCAAGTATCACGCAGACATCATCGTCTACTTTGTCCTTAGCCAAGTAAATCGCATGAGCAATCCCCCTTCTGTGTACCTGTTCGACATACTCCAGTTTCATGCCCTTGTATTCTGTCCCAAGATAAGTGGGAATGCTTCCGCCATTTTGAATAATGATTACTCTGTTGATTCCAATCTTGTGCATTACTTCTAGTGGGAATTCGATTAATCTTTTCCTTCTGTAGTAAAGTAGTGCTTTGTTGATTCCAGCCAGCCTTGTTGCCTTGCCTGCGGCTGGGATTATTCCTATCATAGAATTTCCTCATTCTCTTTAATCCATTTACTGATTCTCTTGAGCCCCTCTGTCGGGCCTATTTTCGGCTTCCACCCAAACATGTTCTTTGCTTTTTTGTAGTTGCATACGAAGTAGTATAAGTCTCCGAATCTTCCTGGTTCTTTTTTGATAGTTTGGTGTGCTTCATTTATGATTGATAGCTCAGTTAGGCATTCGCCCAAAGAGATTGCATTGTCTATTCCTCCGCCGATGTTATAGATTCCTTTGGCGCCTGTGTTAAACCACATCTCAAAAGCTCTAGCTGCGTCCTCAGCATAAAGAATGTCTCTGACTTGCTTATCTGTACCGAAGATTGTTATTGGTCTTTCTTTGATTGTTCGAATGGCGAAGTTGGCTACCCAGCCGTGGTCCATGCCTCCAAACTGTCTCTCCCCATACATACCAGTCAATCGGAAAGACGCGGTCCTCATCCCGTATGTTTCGGCGAAAGCCTGGGTGTATAGTTCGGTTGAGCGCTTGCTAACATGCAATGGAGTTAGGTCTCCCTTTAATATAGCTAGTCCCTCATCAAACTCGGCTATATCATTTACAAATCTGGTTGTATCTTCTGTTAGCTCGTTGTTAATATCGTTTCCGTAGACATGGACTGATGAGCAGTTCACGAATGGAATTCCCTGTACTCGAGCGATGTTGAGCATATTTACAACTGACATTACATTGTTGCTGGCGTCATAAGCTGGGTCCTCTATTGCTATTGTCATTGCCGGCTGCGCCGCACAGTGTATAATAAAATTGATTCCCTTGAAGCTATTGCTTGTGACGTCTCTACAATCTGCCTTGTGAAACTCAACCCCCAAGCTTTCCAGAAACTTCAGATTGTGCTCCCTGGATTTTTTGGTATCAAAATTTGCTCTAACTAATTCATAATCAGTCAGGTTGTCAATCCCAACAACTTCCCATCCCCTTTTGGTGAAATATTCTGCCACATGCGTCCCAAGGAATCCAGCTACACCAGTAATTAGGACTCTCATTCTTTCCTCCATACTCTTTGGTTTGAACTACCAATTCTCCCCTTGATTCTTTTAGTTGAGTCATATCTTCCTGTTATTACCTTGTCGCATAGTTGGAATGCAATCTCCTTGTTTGGGTCACTACTTATTTCGTCTCGAGTATATCCTGTGAACATTGTTACTGGCAAGTCTGTTGCTGCTTTTAGTGCAGTTAGGAAAACTGCTGTATCTTCTGCTTGAAAAAGCGGGTCTCCGCCGAGAAGGCAGACTCCGTCAATCGCTTCTGTTTTAACTAAGCTTAGCAATTCGGAGACTTTCATATCTCTTCCGCTTTCTGGGTCTTGTAGCTCTTTAGCGTAGCATCCCGGGCAAGCATGCTCACATCCGGCATAATGAATCTCATAAAGTACTCCTTCTTTGTGGGCGCAGTTATGTTCAGTTCTATTTATCTTCATTGAACACCTCAAACATTTTGCTACAGAATTTATCCCAAGTCAGATTCTCTTCTACCCACATGTTTTCGGTAACTGTCTGGATTGCGATTTTATCTTTGTCAGTACAAGAAAACTCTAATATGCTCTCTACAAATTCTTCATCTGACTTACATACGTTTCCTATTTTGTTTTTTGCTAGGATTGATGAGCAAGGGATTGTGTCTGCGACAAACGTAGGGCAACCCGCGCTCATTGATTCAAATACTGATAAAAAATTACCCTGGCCTGCCCCTGGGAAGATTGAGCAATCTGAGATATTGTAAAGCTCTCTGATTTTTTCTCTGGGGAGGAATCCGGTTAAAATCACATCTCCCATCAAGCCGTACTCTGCTACCTTCTGCCTTACTAGGTCTAAGTAGCCAGGCACCTCTTTCCCCGCCAGAACTAACTTCGCATGCGGAATCTTTTCCTTAATTTTTTTGAATATCTCAATCGTTCTTAACTGGTTTTTGGTTGGGGCTATGAATCCTATTTGGGAGATTACAAAATCATCGCCAGTTAAGCCGAAGAAGCCGTACGATGGCGGATGCCCATAATCACTATTCGAGAAGAACTCCCAGTCTATTCCGTAGTTGATTACATGAGCTTTCTTCTTGTAAAGAGCTAGAAATCTTGCTGCGTTGAATTCGTCTCCGACAACAACCTTGAAATCCTTAGTGCATCGCAAATCGTTCTCTTTTGGGGTCGGATTTTCGTGGTGGGGCGGCTCATTGCAGAGCCAAGTAACATTAGCCTTCTTTGGGAAAACCATCAAATGCCCTGGGTCATTATGAACATTAACAATATCAAAGTCGTCAACTATTTGCTGCAAAAAGACGTGCATTGATGGAAAGTCGTCACAGAAGATTAATCTGGCTTCTTTTAGGTCTGCGCGCATGTCGTCGCACATTTCTGTTGTGATAATATTCACTTCGTGATGTCTGTTGGTTAGCCAGTTAGCTAATTGGACAATTACCCTTTCGGCTCCGCCATAAATCCAACAAGACGGATTAACTAGAAGAATTTTCATTGTCTCTTAATTAGGGTCAATTTAATTATTTGGGCTCCGTCGTCAACGACCTCTAGCTTATCGTCCATTCTTACTTCAGCCACAATAATGTCTCCAAAATTCACGTCTTCCAGTAGGCTCTTGATATATTCTTTAAGACGCATCGCAGCCTCCTTGCTTATACAGAATACATCTCTCACAATTTGCTGGCACTTCGCCTCTTTGGTTTTGCGCCTTCATTTCTTCGAATCTTTCCCAAATTACATTGATGTCTTCTTTGAGTACGTTGCCCAAAGCAGTTCTGACCTGGAATGGTCTGTCGTTCTGTTCGTTCTGCGAACAGCATGCGATGACGGTACCATCAACAAAGATGAAGGGCATACTCCAAGCAGAACAAGTTTTCATATCTTTCTTATTGACAGTATTGACGTTGAAGCCTACTCTTAGTCCTAATTCTGCTGCGCGCTTCATTACCGCATCTTTTTGCTCGTCTGTGATTCCAATCTCCATTCCTTCAATCTCTGGGTAGGTGTGGAGGATTTGGGTGAACTGGACTCTTTTGCAATCAACCCCGAGGGAATCAATCATATCCAAGTAAGGGACCATTTCGTGAATATTCTCTGACGAGACAATCATGTGGAACCAGAATTCTGGCCATGGAGAGTTTGCTTCGCGCTTTAGTTTGTCTAGCCGCTTGATTCCTTCGATTACTTTATCCCAACTTGAGCCCTCTCTTAGCTTCTCGTAGGTTTCCTTCGTGGAGGCGTCCAAACTAACATACAGCTTGTCCATCTTAATATCAACCAAGTGCTGTGCGTTTTCCTCATTCATGTAGATAAAATTATCGAAATTCTCAATATAAATCCCCTTCTTCTTGATGTAATCCATCATCTTTGGAAATTCTGGATTGCAGTAAGATTCTCCGATGCCTGTTAGCCCAATCCACTTCAATTGTGGGAACTGGTCTACAATGTGCTTGAATTCTTCGAAAGTCATGTTCTTGTTCTTCTCTTTCCAGTGGGTGTGTTCGCACATCTTGCATTTTAGATTACAAAAGGTTGAGACCTCAATCTCCAGGTAATGTGGTTGCATCTTTTTAGTGTAGTGAATCTTCAATAACTCTGGGTTTTGAGTCCAGTAAAAAGCAGAGAAATATGTCCAATTGTAAGTCCACCTTAATCCCTTTTCTTGGTATCTGGGATTTCCTACAAAGTCTTGGAAAGCTTGGTGCATTATGTTAACTTCGACTGCGTCGATTTCTTTGTCCGGATGACTTCCCCCTCGCATTGTGTAGTCAACAAAGTCAGTCATCTGAATACCTCCCTATACGCAGCCTCCCCGATTGCGCCCCCTACGGTAACAGAAATTAACATGGCAAGCCAATTCCAAAAGCCCCAATGCAAGCTGTCAACAATCTCAGTTGCTGGAAGAAAAATAAATGAAGCCAATAGCATAAGAACCGCAGCAAACCAAATAGCGAAAGCAGCCTTTTTATTCCAAGCCCAAAAGACACCCATAACTAATCCAACAATTAGCGCCCTAAATATTGTTACCCAAACAGATTCTATCATTTTGACCTCTCGTGTTCAATTATATCTTTTAGAGTTTGTTCCATTTTGATTTTTGGTCTCCAGCCAGTCTTAGTCCGGAACTTAGCTGCGCTTCCAACCAAAGTAGGCAAGTCGGATGGGCGCATTCTTTCTGGGTCTTCTTCTATTTTGATTTCTGCCGTTGAGAGGTCAATCAGCATTTGGAGGATAGATTCCATCGTGTAGGCTCCTCTTGTCCCAGAACAAATATTGTAAACATCTCCGGCTTCGCCTTTTTCAAGCGCTAGCCAGTAACCATTAACCATATCTCTCACATCAGTGAAATCTCTTATCGCTTCCAGGTTCCCAACTTTGATTGTTTTTTGTTGTCCCTTTTCAATGGCTACAATCTGCTTAGCGAATGTTGCGCATACGAAAACCTCTCCCCTCCTGGGTCCGGTGTGATTGAAACCACGCGTTCGCACAACGTGCAATCCGTATGACTTATGATATTGGTATCCAAGTAAATCCTGGGCTACTTTACTCACCCCATAGGGAGAAAGCGGTAGTAATGGCTCATCTTCAGTGATTGGGTTCGGCAAACAAGCCGCGTGGCCATATTCTTCAGAAGAGCCGGCAATCTGAATCTTTGGATTGTAATCTGGAATCTTCCTAACTGCTTCGAAAATGTTAATCTGAGAAACCGTGTTATTCCGCATTGTGTGAGATGGGTTTGTCCAGCTTGCCTTTACGAATGATTGTGCTGCTAGATGGAAAATCAAATCCGGTTTCACTTCCTCAATTACCTCTCTAACTGCTGCTGGGTCAACTAAGTCTGCTTCGTGGAGTGTTATCTTGTCTCTTAAATGATTGATGTTGACTGTATCGCTTCGCCAACGGTTAGTCCCATGCACTTCGCAACCTTTCTCTAAACAAAGTTCTGCCATGTGGCTACCCACAAATCCAGTAATCCCAGTAATTAGGACTCTCATTCTTCTGTCTGGCATCAGAACACTGCTCCTATTAATAATTTAAATATCCAAACTGAGAACAAAGTAACATTCGCTGCCCAGAGCAAAATAAAGAACCAAGTAAACAGGTCTTTTATATCAAAATCAACTCTCATCATTCACCTCCTTCAATGTCTCTTGAACTATCCAACTAACAAAGCATTCCATGTGTTTTTTGAAATTTTGGTAAACATTCGGGTATTTTTCGATGAATCTGTCTCTGATTTTTTCTACGATTAGCTCTTCTGTAGTTTTAGTTTTCATCTCCTTCTCCTGCTAATATGGCATCTAATTTAAGAATTTGATTTGTGACTTGGGTTGCTGAGCTGATTGCATGCAGTTTAACCAAGACGGGCTCGAAAACTCCCTTCTCTCTAGCGTTTGAAATCCCAGAGACCATATCAACCCCTTGATTTGAATCACCTTTTGCGTGAAGTGCTTTTAGGTTCGTTAGAGTCTCAATCGCGTCTAGCCCACAGTTTTCGGCTATGATAAGTGGGATGGATTCAATCGCATCAGCAAATTTCTCTATGGCTAATTGTTCTTTGCCGCCTAATTGTAATTCTCGTAAATATTTGGCTGTTTGAATCTCAATGGCGCCTGCGCCGACCACCATATCCAAATTATGTCGAAGTAGTCTGAGTACATCATCCAATGACCTCTCAATCTCATCAAGAACGTGGTCTGTTGGGCCGTGGACAACTAGAGTCTCATAATCGCCTTTTACGTAAACCGCGCCGGGGTTTGAGTCGGCTCCTTTCATATAAGTGACCTCGGCCTGGCCTATGTGGTTCTCATCAATCAAATCAGAACTTGTGATTGCCTTACTGCCTGTAGATAAGCAGATTGTATCAATATCAATTGGTCTAAAGATGGCTACGCCGGCGATTCCGGCCTCGGTCAGATATGCGTCGAATTCTTTGCATGTGTCGGTGTAAAATACCCATTCAACTCCCATTTCCTTCAGCTTATCAACAATCCCTCTTTTGAGTTTGGCATCTGCTTCTTCTATCTCGACTAGGTCTTTTGCATTGGTCACCTGAAAATTGTCCATCTTCAAATTCACCGGGAAATTCAAAACTGCTACTTTACCGTTTACGTGATTGGGCATTTGTTCGTCTCTAGTGAACCCTTGGAAGATGTGCCCTTTGAATATCTCGGTTTTGAACGGGTCAGAGCTTTTGATTTTGTAAGTCTTCAATTCGTCTGGATTTTTGGCGTCTTTTAGAATATCAATAAAGTGCTCTACTAATTCAGGTGTGATTTTCGTCCCAAACGCCGTTCGCATGATTTTCTCTTTGTCTGGCTCTTCGGATACGCCTTTTAGAAAATTCATAGCATTAGCAAGGGCTATATTATACCCATTAATCACCACCGTAGGATGGATGCCTTTTTTGGTTAGTTCTTGAGCGTTACTTAATAGATTACCGGCCAATACGACTGAGGTAGTGGTTCCATCGCCTACGGCCTCTTCCTGGGATTTAGCCAACTGCTTAAACAAATCAACAATCGGATTGCCGCCCTTTAGATTCCCAACAATAGTGGCTCCGTCGTTTGTTAGTGCGACGATTTGACCTTTTGCTACAATCATCTTATTCATGCCTCTCGGGCCAAGTGTACTCCGAATCAAATCAGCAAAATTAATCGCCAGCTGGATATGACTGACATCATCCATAAGTGTCCCTCATCTCTTGATTTAGAACTTTCAGTCTTTCCATTTGGTCTTCTGGTTTGCCGACTAGCTTGATTTCCCAGTTGTACCCTTTGGTATTCTTGGTCAACTTGATTTTCTCAATACCCGATTCTGGGTCTACCCAGTCGTTGTACTGTGCTGCGTCATGTTCTTCTGGTTCCATTGTTCGATTATAATATTCAGCGCCTTGCCGAAATCTCCTTGTTTAGCCCTGGGGTCCGAGTTCATCTTCGCCAGGTCCTTCACTATCTGGATGTTCGATGGGCTGAGGTTTACTAATTTCTTCATATTCAGTGATTACAATTTGTTTTCGGTGAGGTAGGTACTCCATAATGAAACGAGTCTCCTGATTCCAGTTCATATCATTCACCCACATCTTTGGAATTAACAGCATCGTGCTCGAATCTCCGCTTCTTTGGAGTTTCTTTTTTTTGACGACCTTTTTAGATAACATGATATTTGTATGGCGCTTCACTATTTAAAACTTATGTTTTTTTGATTTACTTACTAGCTCGCTTGAGGATTGGATTTTCTTGCCTAGCCCGTCGACAATTCCGATTCCTAGCTCTTTGCAGACCTTAGCTTCTGGGATTTCATCCGCTTTTCTGTCTCCACCTTTTGCGAATAGGTCTGGTTGGATTAACTTGAGGGTTTCGCATTGAGTTCCGTCTTGGTCCACGCTCAACACTACCTCATCAACGTATCTAAGCGATTTCATTATCTCCATCCTCTCTTTTTCGGGCATGAACGAGTAGCCCTTTTTGAATCTGCATTGGTGGTCTGAATTTACTATTACTATCAATTTCCCGGATATACATAATTTTTTGGCTAACTTGAGTCCCTCTAAATGACCCACGTGTAGTGGGTCGAAATATCCAGAAAAGGCTACCCTCATTTCGAGACCTCGTTATTCCGGCATATAACCCTTCGCCCGTTAGATTTTGTTGAGATTTCCCTTGTTCCACACTGGGTACATTCTGAGGTTGTCCTTCTGGTATAAGCACTTGAGCGGGTTGTGGCTTGTTTTTTGCCTATCATGTGCCAGGTTTCCTCGCCGCATTTTGCGCAATTTTGTAATTTCTTCTTCATTCTTCTTCTCCGGATTTTTCTTTATTGTCCCAATATTCTTTGTTCGCCAAGGCGATACAATCATCGCAAATATCTAAGGGGTCAAAAAAACAAACAGCAAATGTATAATTGACAAGATTCGGCAGAACAAACGGAGCTCTGCAGCGGTCGCATAATCTCAGTCCTGGTGATTTCATCCTATTGATAATCGAAGGGTTTCGGCATGGCCGCAGGTAGTCTTCCATAAATATTTACTTACTTCTTTGGTGATTGAATCTACTGCATTAACCATCGGCTCACCGCAAATCGGGCATTGGGGTATCATCCTATTGGAAAACAACGGGCCTCTAACTCGATTATGGCGTCACTTAGTTTACTTAGTTTCTGGTCGATTAATCGGATTTCGGTGTCGGGGTCAGAGAAACCTGTTCTGAGCTTGTTTAGTGCTTGGTTTGGAGTCTTGTGTATCTCCTTCAACCAAACTAGATTCTCATCCGAGATTTTAATTGTCGTGCTCATTATTCCCTCCTATAATCCAATGTCTTATGCAGGCCTGCTTTAGTGTGTAATTCCCAGTTCCGTCTGGGATAAATCTTACCATTTTATCTTCTGCGTGTAGAGGCAACCTGCTGCAAAAATCGCAAAGCCTATTTTTCGAGGCATTAGTGAATTTCGACCTCATTTATCCTCCACAAATATTTTCATAGTCCGACCTGAATCCTGAATCGAGACGTCTATTTTGCAATCCCACTGAACAAACTTTCGTTCCGAGTTTTGTATAACCTCAAGGCGCGTAATGTCATTAAAGGGTTTTGGTAAGTCTATTTCTCCACCGGGAACACACTTGCAGAAGTCTCCGATATGAGTTCCGTTTGGGGTGGGCCATTTGCCGCATTTAGGGCATGCGGTTGGGTCCCGTATTATATCGGTCGTATTTTTCATATTATGTACAGGGGTTACCTCTATTTAAACTTTTGGGTTACTTATGCTCTATTTTACCTAAATAAGGCCCATATACTTGAGGTACTAAGTACTACTATTACAAATTCCTTTATACCAAAGCCCCCCCTACTAACCTAATAATATTATTTTATCGACGATAAAAGTAATAATTACCTAACATATCCATATCTATCCAACAATAATAATAATCATAATACCCATATTGTCTTATTGGGTTTGTGTTCTATGAGGGATAGTGTTGCCTTCGGCGAGTGGGAACATAATAGTATAATATGTTGTAATTCGTTAGTAGTTTGTCACTAAAACAGAAAGACACTGCATAACGAAAGGTTTATAAGCATAATTTGGCTAAGGAATGTATGATAATGGAAGAACATTATAACACAAAGAGGAAGATACAAGCAATACCACTAAAGGAGCTTAAAAAGATGGGATGTTTGAGGTATGGTATGAGGAGTAGGAGTAGGAGGGTATTGGGTTATTGCTTGATGATGAGTAGTTTGGTAATTCCTGATTTGAGTATCGGGATAGTGATGGGTTGTATGGTGCTTGGTTTGAATGTTCGGCTAATCGCCAAAGATAAAATTAAATGGGGATGGGATAGTGTGAGGTTGCGATGGTAGAGAATGGGGTTAAGTTGGGGTTTCTGTTGTCTGGGTTCTGTATAATGCTTGGGGCTGGGGTAACTCTGTTAAGTAGGAGTTTTGGCTTTGGGGTGTTCTTTGGTGGGATATTGATAATTATTGCGGGGTTGGGACAATGAGATTATACGCTTTTCTAAATAGCAAAAATAGAGGTGTTTGGGGCGATAATGTCATAACCAACACCCTACCACTCAATAAGAAGGATAAGGAGGTGTTTAATGGAAGAAGAAGAATATAAGGGCATTCTTAGAGGGTTGTTTAAGAAAGCTGATTATAAAGCGTTTTGTTGCCTTCGGCATGTTTCGAGTAGTGGAATGTTAAGGCGTATCTCGGTTTTTGTGATTGTGGATAATGAACCTATTTGTTTAGATTGGTATATTGAACAGATTGGCTTATACAAACGACATCATCAAAAGCAGGGTTTAGTAGTTCGTGGATGTGGGATGGATATGGGTTTTAGTGTGGTTTATGATTTGAGCCGTGCTTTGTATCCGAAGGGCTTTAAGATTAGGGCGAAGGATACGAACAGAAACGCCATCAACGGAGCTAAACCAACAGATAAGGGCTATAACTTTGATACGGATGGAGGTTATAGGTTAAGTAATAGTTGGATTTGATTTTTTTGCCCCTATGTTGAGGGGTTGCCTAGCGGCGAGTTGGCGAACTTAGACGCACGTATAGAAAATGGAAAAACAAAAATATTGGTATTTGGACGTTTCGGGTAGACTTAGAAGGTTTGACACGGAAGAGGAGAGAGATAAAGCCGTTTTGAATTTCCCACACGGAACTTATAAAACTGGAGAAGATAAATGAAGCTTAACAAGATAGAAGGAGGTGAGAAAGATGGATTTTAAAGTTGGTGATAAAGTTAGACGACTTGCAGATGAGATGAGTAGCTGTTGGGAGCGACGGTGTGAGGAAATTGGAGCTAAACCTAATGATGTTGCTGTTGTTACGAGTATTGACAGTGATGGTGACTTGGTGATTGAGTTTGACGGCAAGCAAATTGGAGGCGGTGGGGGCTGGCACGCTTGTAACTTCGAGATTGCTGTTGTTAGAGGCAGACCGAAGAAGATTAAACCTGATAATTTGGTTAGGTATATGCTTTTTGGAACTGGGTGTTCTAACAAATCAAAGTTCTTCAAAGAAGAAGCCGAATTGAAGGACTATGCGAAGGGTAAGTCTACTGATAGCGATTGGACGGGCGAGTTGATTGGCTACAAATTAGTGCCTTTGTTTAAGGTTGAGAAAGCTGTTCGCTTTGTTAAGGTTAAGTAAGTTTGTGCTGTCGCACGAGAAATTATTATACTCTTATTGAGGAGGGTTGATGGTTACCCTAAAGTTGAGAAAATCAACAAACCATCATCATAATCAAAAATGGAAAATAAAATAACAAGACAGAAGTTCATAAAGGAACTAATTGGAATATTCAGAGGTGAAGCTGGGTGTGGTATTCAATACGGAAATTGTCCTTGTAACACTTGCTTTCACCACTTAGACGCAGACTTCCAACATATTTGTTGGTTGATAGTTTTAGGGTTGAGAGGGGATTATGTTGATATGAGAGAGCAGTTGTTAAGTGACATTAGGGGGGAATTTGTATGAGTGTTTTTAGATGTGAAGCTTGTGGAACTGAATTTGATAGTGATTACGATGAGATTTACAAATTGGACGACTTGGATGTTTGTGAGGAATGTTATTTGGAGGCACAAGATAATGGTAGTTACTGAAACGAGTTTGGAGGCGTATAAGGATTTGGATTTAGGAAAGCGACAGATGGAAGTCTACAACATAATCAAGAAGTTAGGGACTTGTAACAATATGATGATAGCGAGAGATTTAGGATTGGGTGTTAATCAAATTACTGGTAG